ACCTCTGACCATGTTTGCCAAATCAGTAATCTTACGCCCAAGTATGTCCTTGTTTTTGATCATCTCAACTTCTCCAACTCACATACCAAATGTGGATGTAATCTATCTGCATAATGCTTGATGGAGATTACTTTGTAATCAGGATTGCTTTCTTTATCTACATAAATGCAAACACCGTCATTTTCATGAATGTCAAATGGTTCACAGATCATATTCAGAATATAAGAAAGACGTTCCCCATACATTTCAGCCTGTATACGACCTTCTGCCGGCCATATTTCAGCCATAAAAGCAAAAGGATCACCATACTCCATGTAAGATGATCCCTCATTGTTTTTCTTAGATACTTGTTTTTTCAGATGATAAGTCATCTGATTTCGCTGATTCAAACGCATAACCACCTACACCTGCCAATCTTTGAGACCTTACGGTTTTGATGATATAGTCAGGAAGTAAATCAAAGGTGACACTGATGCCTCCTTGACTTCTCCCTGTTTCACCTTCGTTTCCCATTCTATTGATACGTATCACAGCAATATCAATCTGCGCTGACAAAAGAGATGATGGGATGTGAGTGCGGTTTGTTTCTCGCAAAATGTCTGATTCTGCAAGTTCAAGTTGCAACTTGGCTTCCTCATCACTGCACCCTGTAAGATGTTTTACCGCTTCTATCAAGATCATAATTGTACTGCCAACACCTCTAGCAGTTCAGCCTTGTTCAGGCTAGATGCTCCCTCGATGCCCTTTTCCTCTGCCAGTTTTTTTAGTTCAGGTACTGTCATATCCTTCATCTCTTTATCATCATTCTCTACCTTCTTACTATCCAATGCCATGAAACCATCTTTCTGATATCGTGCGAGCTGATCATCATTTATAATCAGCTCTACATTGTCTTTGATAACAATCATAATCAACCATCCTACACTGATGGTTTCGCATCTTTGATATTTACGTAGATGCTATCTTCTTTGTTATCCAACGTCCATAAATCATGGAAACGACGATAGTCCATCTGCCATCCATTCGCTTTCTGGTTTGTTAATGGATCAAAGATACGCATGACATCTTGTTTCGTGATACCGATAGGTGTAATTCTTGGCATAATAATGAAATTTGCTTCCAGTGCAGTTGTTCCTTTTAAGTATCCGCCTGCTTCCTGTCCTGACGTTTTTCCATCATAAAGTGTAATTGCAGAATACATACGGTTCTGTGGCGTTTCGATGATAGGGCACTGATCGACAGATGGTACTTTTGTATCAATACCGCCATGTGAAAATGTAACATTTGTGATTTTTCCAGCCAATGCCATTTCAAGCTCTAACTGAGCTGTGCTAGTCATATGGATCACAAGTTCTCCGTTATATCCGGTATCTCTAATTGCTGCAATACCTTTCTTAACTTCTTTTAAAATAGTGCTTTCTGCTGGAGTGTATCCATACACTACTTTTTCATTTTTGGTAATAGCTGTTGTAATCAATTTTGACAAACGATATGCATCAATTTCCGGTACTACATATTGGCGAGTAAATTCTCCCATGATAGAAGATGCTGTAGCAATGAAATTTGTTTCATCCACATCCATTGCATCCAATGTGAATAAACGACCACGATCCTGTGTCATTTTTCTTGTTTCATATTCCAGTGTTACAGCACCCTGTGTGTATCCTTTTTCACGGTCATAGTTTGCCATGCCCTGCAAAGACATCTTAGGAATTTTGACTTCTGCGCCTCCCGTATACTTAACCTGTCCGGCATTTGCATCCATCCAGCCAGTTAAAGCTGATTGCACCGCCACCAAGTCAAGTTGCTGCATAAATAATGTTGCTGTTGCTAATGTGTTAATAGGCATTTACATCACGTCCTTTCATTTGCCCATCATGATTTGATAAACAAGCTCCTCATCGGTAAGCTTATTGTTGTCTGTCGCTTTCTTGATTGGTTTTCCACCTTTGATACGATCTTCCACCGCTTTTTGTACAGCATCTTCAAAAACCTTGCCAACAGCATCAATAGATTTATTACATGTGTCTGCATCTTTATAATCCAAAGCAATCGCAAGTTCCGGTGGGAGATTTTTACTGATTAGTGTTTCTTTTGCAGTTGTCATAAGTTCACGTTTATTCAACTCTTCCTCACGTTTATCAATATCTTCTAGCCTTTTCTTTTCCTGATAAGCCTTTTTCTCATCTGCAGTCATTTTAGCCAATTTTTGCGCTTCTGTTTGTTGCTCTTTTTGTTCAGCTTCCCACTCTGCTCTTGCCGTTGCAATCGCATCATCGATATCTTTCTGTGTAAGCTGTTTAGGTGGGTCTGCAGGTGGATCAGCAGGAGGGTTTTGAGGTTCATTTGGTGGAACTACAGGTGGTTCTTGTGGATCATCGGCAAATCGCTGGATATCCAATGGGAACCTCATCTTTGCCTTATCCTTACAGGTAAACATTTCTTTTAAATTCTGCACCATGTCATCAACTCCTTTCATTTTAGGTGCGCCCCTAGGGCAGTTTTCTTTTAGGTGGGTCATTCATATAACCAATCCTTTCTTTTGTGGTTTTTCCACAAAAAAAGCAGGTATCGTGATATTTTACAATCCTGCATCCTTTATCTTTATCATAATAACTCTTTGCTTTTGTTACATAAGCATGTTGGCACACATTAATCTATAACCATCCAATCTTCTGAAAGCATGTCTGCTTGACTTGCTAACCATCCAAGTTGCACGCCACTTGTTCCAACAAATGCAATGGCCTTATTTCCCATATCACAGTGATCTACATTGATGATTTCATTTTTAGTGTTTTTATAGCTAACATTCGTGGCAAGTTCAATATACTGATTTTTTCCATTCCATCCTTTTCGAGCAACTTTTAA